GCACTACCGCCATATCCACAACGAATTACAATGTAACCAACGTCAGTCGCACGGGTGCAACCTTTGTGGGAACTGTCGAGATCGAGAAGGATGGGAAACGCATCAGGCATCTTGCGACCGAGTGGGATGTGAAAATTCGCAAAACGACATAACGAGGAGACGGACTCATGGCTATCAGTGATATTGTTGGTGGACCGGCTGACGTGAAGTTGGGGGCAACATCATCGGAAGTGACCATCGGAAACACGACCGGAGGAGTGACCGCGACCATCACGCCGCAGAACCGTGAACGGATCGTTGACAAGTACGGCTCGACCGCACTGGCGATCATCCACACTGGTGACGAGTGCCGGGTGACCGTGCCGTGGTCCGAGTGGGTCGCCGCGACTCTGAACGAGGTCTACGATCCCGGCGCGGATGCGGGTTCGTTCAAAGGCATCGGTCGGTCGGCGGGGTACATCTACTCCACGCAGTCAATGGTCATCACGCCTTACCTGTCAGCGGACGCTGGCGACACCGTCGAGTTCTTCAAGACGACGCCCATCGGCGAAGTCAGCATGGCGTTCAACAACGACGACGACCGAATCCTCGAAGTCGAGTATGCGGCTCTCGGGAAGACAGATGAGACAGACGGGCATGTGATCGGCAAGATGAACCTCGCCTGATCGCCGCTTGAGTACGCTCCAATCAGTTGATACCCTTGCCGGTATATCTGGCAGGGGTATCAACTTTTGGGAGTGTCGACAACATGAGTGAGGTTGCAGATCGTCCCTCTTCAGTCGAGGTGACATTGGGTAACGGCAACACCATCAAGGTGGGGTCGCTCGACTGGAAGGGGTACAAGGAGTTGAAGCCCAAGATTGTCGAAGCACTTGCCAGTCGCACGATGGGGGTGCTAGAAGATCCCAGTCTCGCCAGCGGTGGGCCAGAGGCAATGGCCCCGATTATGATGGCACTCGACGAGGTGATGGGCGAAATGACGGTGGGTTTCGTCACCGCCTGCGTCGCCGACAGGAAGTCACTCAAGGGGATAACTGCCCCGGTAGACTGGCTCAAACTCCGTCAGGCGGCAGCGGAGGTCAATGACCTTACCGCAATTCTGGAGCTGGAGGGAAACGCACTGGCGGCGTCAGTGAAGCTCGTGATGGACAAGATGGGAGACCTGACGCCGGAAGACAACACCGATGGTGGGTAGAGGTGGAACACCTCATTGCGTGGCACTATGGATGGACGGTGAGGGATATCGACCGCCTGCCGTGGATCGAGGTTTTTGACCATATCCGTGCCATATTCATTGCGCGATCCAACGATCTTCGATGGGACACAGCCACATCGTCATATTCCCAGATGGAACGCAAGGGGCGATCATCTGTAGACGATGCGATAAAAGAACTGTCGACATCAGGAGAGGACTTGCATCCCGATAACAAGTCGGGAAGTTCTACAAAACACGCCGCCTACGACTCGATGCCAGACGAGGCTAGGTTGCTGTCCATCGGGAGCTGTCTGGCGAATGAGGGGCTGGACTTTCTTGACCGACGACCGCATCACCGGGCGTGGCTGGAGGACAAAGGCATCTCGCCCGACGAGTGTAGGTTGCGGTATACTCAGTGGCGAGCCGAGAAGGACGCTGCCAAGGAGCGACGGGCAGCGGGCGGTGATCCGGTGGGTGGAGATGATTGATGGCAAGTACGGTCACATTCTACTTTCCCGACAAGGCTACCGCGACGACGACGGTAACGGTGAACGGCCCCGTCGGGGGAGGTCAGAGGGTGCGTCCGCAGCCTCGGTTCGTGTCGGGCCGCACGGTCAACGGGACGACCTACACCTACCAGAAGAACGACGTGACTCAGAACATCTGGGTGCTGGCGTTCAACGACCTGACCGCAGCCCAGAAGATTGCGTTGCAGTCGTTGTTCAACGACGACACGAAGGGGCCGAGCAACACGTTCGACTACCTGCACACCAACGCCACCGACTACGCCGGGGTCCGGTTCATCGACAACGTGCTGGAGTTCTCGCGGATTGACGGGGGCAAGTTCTTCACCTGCCAGATCAAACTTCTCATGGCTCAAGAAGTGCAATCATAACCTGTCACGGATGATGACATGGCAATCAGTCGCCTAGTAACGGTTTTCAGTGCCAAGATCGGCGGGTTCGTCACCGGCACTCGCCGAATGACGACCGCAATGCGGGCATTGCAGGCGAATGTCGCGACAGCAGGCAAGGCCATCAACTCGTCGCTCACCCGTATCGGCGTTGTCACCGGAATCGTGGCGGGACTCTCGATCAAGCACTATGCCGAGTTCGAGAAGCGGATGGCGGCGGTGGGTGCCATCTCACGGGCGAATGCTCGCGATTTCAAGAAGCTCTCGGAGATGGCGAAAAAGCTGGGTCGCGACACCGTCTTCACGGCGACGCAGGCGGCCGAGGCCGAAGAAATCATGGCGATGGCCGGTCTCAGTGCGACCGAAATTCTGACCGCACTCGGGCCAGCACTCCAGCTCGCGGCTGTCGGTGAAGTGGAAATTGCTCAGGCGGCAGAGATCGCTGCCAAGACGATGCGGGGGATGAATCTCTCGGCAGAAGACCTGACTCGCGTCAACAACGTGCTTGCCGGGGCGATGACGACAAGTACCACGAACATGACGCAGCTCGGGGATGCGTTGAAATACGTCGCCCCGCTCGCCGCTGCCACCAACACGTCGATCGAAGATACGGTGGCGATGATCGGCAAGCTCTCCAGTGCCGGGTTCCAAGGCGAGATGGCGGGAACCGGGTTACGTCAGGCGATGGCGAAACTGGCCGGTTCGACTCCCCACGCGACCAAGGTGCTTTCCGACTTTGGCATTGTGACGGTTGACGCTGCCAAAAACATGCTGCCGATGTTCAACATCATTGAGCAGATGCAAGCGGCGAACGAGGGACTCGGGCTGTCTGCTGGTCAGGTGTTTGAAGTGTTCGGGGCACGGGCTGGTCCCCAGATGTTGACCCTGCTCGAAATCGGGGCATCAGGACTGCGGATGTATTCCGCTGAACTGAGTGCGGCACACGACGAGATGCTCGCAGCTCGCATCGAGCAGGAAAAGATCAACACGATCTGGGGCGACTGGCGCAAGATGCTCGCGGCAGTCAGCGGGTTTGTCATTGATGCCGTCGAGGGCATCGAGGGCGAGATTCGCAAGGCACAACAAGCGTTCATCGAGTTCTTCAACGGAGTCGAAAACCGAGAGCAACTCATCGAGCGGTTCCGGTCGATCTTGCTTCGCATTGTGGAGGTCATCAAGAACGTCGTCATCTGGACTATCGAAGCAACCCCCGGCTTTTTGAGGATGGCTGATGCGATTGGTTCAGTGTTGGGGCCGGTGTTCAAGTTCTTGGCGGCGAACCCCAAGCTCGTGGCAGCACTCGTCGCCCTGAAGGTGGCTGGACTGTTGGGGGTGACGGCTGCCCTGATCGCACTCATACCCCTCTTCAAGACGCTGGCAACAGTGATCGGCCAAACGCTCTGGCCAGTGTTGGTGGCGGTGGGAGAGCATCTCGGGTTCATCTTCACGCAGTTTATTTTCGGAGAGGGTCTTGTGGCGGGATTCTTGGGAGGTATCGAAGCGGGATTTACCGCTATCGTTGTTTCCCTTGGAGCTGCCGCAGTGGCGCTCGCAAAATTCATCGCCATTGCGGCAGGCATCGCAGCGGTGGCGCTCTCGGTGTACAAGGTGTTCACCGAGACCGACCGTCTCAAAGGTGGATGGGAAGAAATCAAAGACCTGTTTGCTCGAAGCTGGAGCATCCTCAAAGAACGACTCCTCCCGACTTTTATTGATCTGGTCGACGTTGTGTCAGACCTAATCAAGCCTCTCACGGAGGTGATGCTTCTGCTGGCGGGAGCCGTAACAATTGCTGGACTTAACGCTCTGGTCATAGTTCTAGAGGCAATAGCGTTCTCTCTGGAGGTAATCGTAGGCTTCCTCAAGCAGATCAGATATTTGGCTAAGTGGGTAGTCACCCTTGGCAGCGGGGGTGATCTGGATGAGGACGACAAAGTCATAGCATTGAACAAGGAGC